TAGTTAAGAAACACATTTTTCATAAAAAGTTTACATTTCCCCAAATTCAAAACGTGAATTTATGCAACATGCACAAATATTATATAATACAAGGGGTAAAAACAGACACAACCTGCACAAATTATGAACGAACAATTAACGCCAACCACACTAAACCATTACCGACAAATAATGAACACTTTTTAAATTCGTTCGACAAAGACTTGACAAAATCAAATATGACATAATAATTAACGGAATCAGTTTACAAACGATTTACACAGACAACACACCGACGACACATCAACCGGCTATAATATAATCACAGTAAAGGGAACGAAGGAGTGAAGAATAATGGATAGAACATTATACGCAATGATACTAATAATGTTGGCGCTGTCAACAATATGTTATTTGGTTGGTTATAGTGTGGGGTTAGGATTGATATGATTAGTTTAGACAAATATGCAAAGAAATACGGTGACATACCATACCCAGAAAACATAAGTGAGAAACAGGCAAAAAAGTATGTTGAAACATATGTTAAGCTTGGTCGGTCAAGAGGTCGCGCAAAGGGCGAGGTATTAAAAAAATATAAGAAGACCATATCAAGACTTAGAAAGTCTGGTTATGTCGTCCCTGAGAACATCAAGTTACCTGCAAAATACGACACATTATACATATACGCGCAATCCTTTAAACCTAACCCACAAACAGGCGATGTTTATCCGGGTTTATATGCACGTGGCAAGTCGTTCGGGGTTAAAACAAAGCCGTCACCACAGACACCACCGAACATTTATGAGTTGATTTATTTTAACACAATTTCATATATAAGAGATTTTGAGGCAACGTCTAATCGTAAGGCAGAGGGTGCCCCTACCTTGCTTGAGTTTTTTGAGGGTATTGCAGGGGTATATGGCAATGAAAATGCAGGGCGGTTAATAGATGAAGCAGAAAAAGCGGGCGAAACAATAACAGCCGACGAATTATACAACGAAACAGACGCCCAATCATATACGCGGAGTGTTGAAAGGTTTTTAAGAAAAATATTAGAGTTGCTTCCACAATAATTAGTATGGGGTGGAATTATGACATTTGTTGGAGATTTTGAAACCACTGTGTATGACGGACAAGAACGCACAGATGTGTGGGCTAGTGGTATTTGCAACATATCAGATTTAAGCTGTGTTATTCATAACACTATCGGTAAAACATTTTCATATCTTGAAAACATTGGTGAAGACGTTGTTATATATTACCACAATTTACGATTTGATGGTGAATTTTATGTTTCATATTTACTGAATGAATTGAAATACAAATATTACGAGGGGGACCGCAAAAAGAAAAAGAGTTTTAAATGTGTGATATCGGACGCGGGATTGTGGTTTAACATCACAATAACCACACCCAAAAATATAATATCAATTCGAGATTCACTCAAGCTGATACCGTTATCAATTGAGACTATGGGCGTGGCCTTTAATACATCACACCGAAAAAGCACGATTGAATATAGAGGGTTTAGAAAGGCGGGTGGGGTGATTACAGAACGCGAGGAACACTATTTGAAAAATGACTTGTTGGTATTAGCTGAAAGCTTACAACATATGTTTGGTGTGACCACCAAGACGACAATATCATCAGCAGCCCTAAGTGAATTTAAAAAAACATTTTATGGTAGAGATTATCGCGAGTGGTTCCCGAATTTAGAAGAAATTGAAACACCAGACTATTTTGACGAAAAAAACGCCGACGAATTTATACGAAAAAGCTACAAAGGTGGGTGGTGTTATGTTAATCCCAAAATACAGGGACGAGAGGTTGGTAAAGGGAAAACATTTGACGTTAATAGCTTATATCCGAGTGTAATGCACAGTTGTTCGGGGTGTGTTTATCCTGTATGTAAGCCCTTTTTTTTCGAGGGTGAGACACCATCCAAAGTAAAAAATTCATCGATGTATTATTTTGTAAAAATAAGGGTCAAATTTAAACTTAAAGAAGGTTATTTACCCACAGTGGCGAGCGGTGGGAGTATGAGGTACGGCGGTGTTAAATGGTTAACATCAAGCGACTATCGCTATAAAGGGGCTGAGATTGATACTGTGGAAGTTGATGGTGAAGAGGAGCCAGTCTATTTTGAGTGTGTTATGACAATGACAGATTATGAATTATTTCACAAGCATTATAATGTTATATATGAGGAAGTGTTATACGGCTGTTATTTTTACGCGAAGTCGGGGATATTTGATGAGTATGTTGATAAATGGGTTAATGAAAAAATTAAATATGATGGTGGTCGCAGAACAATTGCAAAGCTATTTTTAAATTCGTTATATGGTAAGACTGCTGCAAATGGACGGCGCGACCACAAAATACCACACCTTGACGACGGTGTAGTAAAATATGATGTTGTTAAAGGGGAAGACAAGGAACCCGAATACATAGCGATAGGCTCCGCAATAACCGCATACGCACGCAATTTCACAATTACTCACGCACAAGATAATTATGATTTGTTTTGTTATAGTGACACAGATTCGTGCCATTTGTTAGAGGGGGAATACAAAAACATAGAAGTTGATGATAAAAAACTTTTACACTGGAAAATTGAAGCGGATTGGGACAAGGCAATTTTTGTGAGACCCAAATGTTATATTGAGGTTGGGGATAAGATGGAAATAAAATGTGCCGGTCTAAATGAAAGGGGAAAAGAGTTAATGAAAATGTCTTTAACCGGTGACATACAAGAACCATTAAGCGACGAAGAGCGCGAATTTGTAAATGTTAAACGAAATCTAACAGATTTTAAGGTTGGATTGGAAATACCGGGAAAATTGGTTCCCAAACGAATAAGGGGTGGCGTGATATTATCAGAAACAACATATAAAATAAGGGCGGTATAACCGCCCTTTATAATAGCACCGCGCACGTTTGCTAAACGAGAATTTATTGGAACCATTTAAGGTTTAGCACCCAACAAAATACACGGCGATATTAACGAATTGATAATGCACTTAAAATTTTTTCTTTTACGCCAATGTTTGAAAACCTTATTAAACCACGATGGAAAAAATCCCTCATCATCTTATGCTTGGTAGAACAATTTAGATATGGATTTGTATAATCTAATATATCATTACAATTTTTGTCGTATTTTTGCGATATATAAATGATATTAAGGTCGTAATAAAAGAAAACCCCGAATGTTTCACCCTTATAATTTATTGTTAGCAAGTAAGAATTTTTTCCAGACGGTTTATCAATGAGTGCCACTGAATTATTAAGATATACACCCTCTGATTCATATTTACTGTATTCATCGTCAAAGGCAGAGTTAAAGGTAGAATTTTTCAGAGAATTTGCTGCCCCGGAATTAAAATTAAATTCGCACACCCAACCATTACCACGAAGAAATTTTGTGTTTGGCCTTATTCTTTCTGTGATGTGTAGGGCAGAATAATAGGGGTTTAATAGATTCAAAGTGTTGCCAATTAGAACAAGCTTTACATATCTTGACGGCTCGCCCGCCCTTCTTGCAATTGATGTGTGAATGCTTCTTACCTTTTCCACTTCGCCGGGTAGGTAGTTGTCATATTCTTCTTGAAATTCATCGAATAATATCGTTGTCACGTTTTTAAAGACATGGGAACGATTTTTTAATTTTGTTGCTTGATTGATTGAAAGGGCGAAGCCGCATGTTTCACCATTCAACAGCAGTGAATAATACAATCCCTTGGCGTATGGTTTTGATGTCATTTCATCATATGGAAAATATAAGTCGTGAATGTCGTTCCAAAACGCAATATGCGCATCTGACAATTCATAACCTGTTCTATAAAGTACAACAAATTGAGACCCGTCACGCTTAAAATTATCAATCACATGCTTATTGAAAAACGTTGTTTTCCCTGCACTTCTGTTTGATGTGACAATAAATATTTCCGGGGTGTTTTTATTTAGGTCTTTTGTATTTAATAACTTATTTCCATTATAAAATGTCATACTTTATTATAACACAAGATAAATATATGTCAAGGGTTGACATGAAAAAGTTTTGTGATATAATATAAGAAAGGAGGGTTTGATGGAAAACATTATCACTTTAATAAACACAGCAGGCTTTCCCGTCGCTATGTGCTGTGTGTTGCTATATTATGTGAATAAGCTGATAGATAGTCACCGAAAAGAGGTTGAGGAGCTTACAGAAGCAATCAACAACAACACAAATGTTATAAATATTTTATTAGAAAGGATAAACAATGAAGACAAGTAAAGAAGACATTTTGTCCAGACTTTCTGCGATTTTTGACGAGGGAGAGTTGACCGAAGAAAAGGTTAAAATTGTGGAAGACATTTCAGACACTTTCGACGAATTATCGCGCGCAAGCGGTGACGTTGAAGAGGTTGAAAAGAAGTGGAGAAAAAGGTATATTGAAAGATTTGGAAGTCCTAATGTTGATGATGAGGGCGAAAAAATTGAGGAAACTGAAACAATTAAAATTGATGATTTATTTGAAGAAAGAGGTGACAAATAATGGCAAATGTTCCCCAGCCTGTAACACTCACTAATTCCAGTGTGAATATTTTAAATGCGATTAGAAATTCGGCAACCATAGACTATAGAAACTATGTGCCATACGCGACAGAGGACGGCGATTCAATTCGTGGTATTGGCGCCATTATTATGGACTACCCCGCACTTCAAAACGAGTTTTTAAACGCGCTCATTGGAAGAATCGGCCTTGTTATTGTCACGTCTAAATCATATCAAAATCCGTGGTCTGTATTTAAAAAGGGCGTTATGGAGTTCGGCGAGACCGTCGAGGAATTATTCGTAAATATTGCCAACGTCCAGAATTACAACCCCGAAGATTCGGAAGCAACGATTTATACGCGCAACATTCCGGATGTGAAAAGCGCGTTTCATGTTGTAAACTATAAGAAGGTTTACCCTGTAACAATTCAAAATGACCAGTTGCGTTCCGCGTTTTTATCGTGGGAGGGGATATCTGACTTAATAGCAAAAATCACCGATTCATTATATACATCAATGAATTATGATGAATACCAAACCATGAAATATCTAATTGCAAAAGCCATTATTAACGGCCAAATGGAAATTATTGGTGTTAGTGGGACGATTAGCGAAAACGTTGTTGCTTTTAAGTCAATTAGCAACGATTTGACCTTTTATTCCAACAAACATAATGTTGCTGGTGTTTATACTTCAACTCTTAAAGATGACCAATATCTCATTATCGACACCGCCACTGAAAGCCAGATGAACGTTGAAGTGCTGGCCACGGCTTTCAATATGGATAAGGCCGAATTTATGGGCCATGTTATTTTGGTTGATGGTTTTGGGAACTTGGACACCGCACGTCTCAATGAATTGTTTTATGATGACCCGGCATATGAGGAAATAGGGTTAAGTGACTTGGAAAACCTCAATTCAATACCGGCTGTCATTGTAGATAAAAACTGGTTTATGGTGTATGACCAGATGATGCAATTTACTGAAAACTATAACGGCAAGGGGCTGTATTGGAATTATTTCCTGCACACGTGGAAAGTAATGAGCGTGTCGCCCTTTGCGAACGCGGCCGTATTTACCACCGGAACCCCCGCTGTTACCACCGTGACCGTTTCACCGTCAACGGCGACTGTGGCCAAGGGCGGAAGCGTGCAGTTAACCGCCACCGTTAAAACAACTAACTTTGCTCCACAACGTGTTACGTGGTCATCTGCCAATGCGAAGGCTACCGTGGATTCACGTGGCTTTGTAACAATCGCGTCTGACTTTTCAGGGTCGAGTGTTGTCATCACCGCTACTTCAACCTTTAACCCGAGTAAAAAAGGAACAGCAACAATTACCGTACAATAATGTATATCGCACCTAATTCAATTATAAAAATATTGAGGAATGTTCCTCTTTCAACTGGTTATGCAGACACGCTCTATTTTTCGAGTGTGTCTGCACAGACCAGTTATTTCAGCGCGAAAGTTAAACCAAATACAACGCTTGGAAGTTTAGGAACATTTTCATTCACCCTTGACGACCAAAACTATGTTCGTTCATTTAATAATTCGATTAAGGTCAATATCCCTGTTGATTTGTTAAACGACTGCAATTATGTGATGTTTCAGAATAGTAGTTATACGTCGAAGTGGTTTTATGCGTTTATCACTAATCGAACCATGTTGAGCAACGCCACAACCGAATTAACATTAGAATTAGATGAAATTCAGACATGGTTTTTTGATATGACCATTCAACCGGGGTTGGTACTTAGAGAGCATAGCGTTGGTGATGAACTATATTCCAATTTAATGCCTGAATCGTTTAACATCACAGATTACAGATATACAAGCGTTGGGAAAGTGAGCCCACAACCTGATGGTGTTGGAATGTTGTCTTCTAAAACTCTAAGCGGTGCACAACCAGCAGGAACCACCATAGATGGCGTGTTTACAAATGCTTACCTTACGAGATGGTACCTATCAACCTATACATACACACAAATCGCCGAAAAGATAAACAATTATATTTCAGAAAACGGCGTAGATTCTATTATATCGGTGTTTTTATATTATGCGCCGATTAAAACAGATTATGGTGTTTACAACCCGACAGACCTTGACGGGTACACCCCTAAAAATAATAAACTTCGTACATACCCTTATTCATTCGCAAGAGTTTTGTCTAATGATGGTGTATCACATGACTTTAAATTTGAAGAAAGTGCAAATACTTCAAGGATAGGGTTTACCGTTCAATATGTCTCATTTCCCGAAACTGCACTCAGACTTGTCGCGGACAATTACAACGGGTTAAACGATGAAGACACACAGATGATATATACAGGCGTTCCTTACCCGGCTATAAACACCCCCGCATATTTAAACTACTGGGCAACTTCTAAAAACAGATTTGGCCTTGGTGTTCTTAAAGACACGTTGTCTGTGTTAAGTGGAGGTATTGGTGCTATTGCGGGGGACCCCACATCCGCAGGTAAAATAATTGGTGGTGTTTCCGGGCTGGCCGATACGCTGGCCAATGTGGCCGATTTGATGAACGCTCCCCCGCTAAATGTGTCGTCGGGCAGTGGTATGTCGTTCATCACCAAATACCAAGACGGAGTTTTTAATTTTTATAACTGCTCAATTCGTTATTCTGCCGCAAAGAGTGTTGACGATTATTTCACTCGTTTTGGCTATGCAACTAACACCATTAAACGACCTAACATATCAAGCCGACCGGCCTTTAACTATGTTCAAACCTCAAACATTCATGTGACGGGTTCGGCTCCCGCCGACACAAAGCGCGTGTTTGAAGAAGCGCTTGACCGGGGTATGACGTTTTGGAAGTCTACGGCAACCTTCGGCGATTATTCACAATATAACGGGGTATAATCATGAAAAATATATCACTTCCAAGAAACGAGAGAAAACGATTCTATGGTTCTATAGTAGACACGACCACAACATATAATTACTATGTGGAACGATTGACCGATATAGCAGTTTCGCGTTTCAAATGGACTGGATTCCCGGATTCAATTGACACACGATTTTTAGAATTGGCTTTGTTTGAAAAGGGCCAAGCTGTTGTCTTTGTAGATGATGTCATGGGTCTTCTTTCCCTGAATACCGCTATTTCTGGGTCATGGAATGTGTATAATGTGCCAATTAAGCGCAGAGCATATGCCACTAACGGATATAATAAAAACCTGACAATTAAAAACAGTGTAATCGTGTTTAATAACTATATTAGAACGCCGTCTGTACAGCACATTTTAAATTTTTCAAAAAAATTGGCCAACATAGACGTTACAATTCAAATAAATATCAACACCCAAAAGACCCCAATAGCACTTAAAGCGAATAAAAAACAACAGTTGAGTGTTTTAAACGCTTATAAAAATTATGATGGAAATGTGCCCGTCATATTCAAAGAAGATGAATTTAAAGACGATTCTATATCTTCAATGTCTTTGGGTGCGCCGTTTGTTTCCCCTGAATTGTATGAACTGAAAACGAAAATATGGAATGAGGCTCTCACGTTTTTAGGCGTTCCAAACATTAGTGAAACGAAAAAGGAGCGCATGATAACCGACGAGGTTCAACGCCAGATGGGTGGTGTGCTGGCGAGCAGAACGTCCTTTATATCAATGCGAAAACAAGCATGTGAAAAAATAAATAAAATGTTTGGATTGAATGTTGACGTTGAATATAATTATGGGGGTGATGGTGATTGTCAAAATACACAACAGAGCTACGATTCATAATTGGCTCGCTTGCTGGGTCGACAGACACGTCATTAACACAGCTTAAAAAAGACATACCAAAAGCTTTACCACTGATATTTGACGGCGATTTGTCTCTTGACAGACCTCTGTCCATAACCACCTTTGAAAGACTGTTTTTAAACCACTTCGCATTTCATGAGATTGGTTTTGAAACATTTGCGCGGTGGAAATATGAGATAAATAATCATTTAAGAGAAATTATACCATATTATAATGACTTGTCTTCATCAACAACGAAAGAATTTTCTTTCTTCTTAACATCACCCGGGTATACCGACACAATAAATGATGTGACCGGCACTGAAACCACAACCGGGGGCACAACAACCAACAACCTATCCACAGAAACCAAAGCTTCAGAAGATTATACAAGTGCGTATTCTGACACGCCTAACGGCTCATTAAGAGACGTTAAAAACTTGAACTATTTAAGCACGGCAACCGTGGACGATAGGACAAACACCCAAACCACCACAAATACGGGGACTGTTACATCTTCAAACACTGGTGACCAAACTGTGACAAAAAATTATGAGTTAGAACACATTGAAACGATTCGTGGTGAAGACAATTTAAAGGCAATTAAACTGTTCAGAGAGGAAATAAAAAATATATATTCACTCATGTTAGACGAATTCAATGAGTATTTTATAACTTTATGGGGGTAAATTATGCTACAAAAATTAAATCTAATTATGAATCAAACACTGCCTGCTACGTATGACGATTCGCTGAGCTATTACGAAGCACTATCAAAAATCTGTTATGAGGTCAATGAAATAATTGACAAGATTAACGCGGACGAAGCGTTAATCGCCGCAAATTCGGAAGCTATCACCTCCATCAACTCTCAAATTGCTTCTATTAACAATTCGCTGGAAGCTGACGCGGAAAAAATCCAACTGCAAACAACACAAATTAACGGTTTATTGAAAACCATGCAACAGCTGGCAACACAGGTTAATGACCTTGGCGACGAGGTGTCCTCGTTCAGTTCGTCAATTTCTTCCCTCACAACACGAGTGAATAGAATTGAAAGCGATTTCAATACGGGTTTTGTGACACCCTATGTTACAATTACGTCAGAAATATTGCCTGGAAGCCCGTCAGACCGGGCGGCCACAAAGGCATATGTGGATAGCAAGGTTTCGAGTGAATTCACGCCGATTGTATTAACCGGAAATGGCGGCCCCGCTGTTCTAACTCAAGTTACTGTTAGATTTGATAAAACTGGGTTGATTATTTATGGGTCAATTTCACAAGACGAATTGCCATCCGGTGGATATGAGGTGTTTACTTCAAGTAGTCTGAAAACTTTAGCTAATGGAATAGCGGCTTGGGTTGGGAGTGCTTTGCCAAGCAGAAGTATTTGTATTCCCATATTCAAACAGCTTTCTAGTTCGGATTCGCCAACACTTGACAGCGAAAGGTGGTTTGAAATTGGGTTTAATTCGTCCGGGGTTCTTGCTTTTTTTAGCTATGTTAAAGGCTCTGGCGCTACTACTACCGCACCAAATTTCGTGGCACAGACTGTAATATAAAAGAAAGAGGCTTATCCCTCTTTCTTTTTATTGTTTTGTGTGAATATGATGTTTTTGACCACGGCGCTAACATATTTCTTTCCATCTTTCTCACTAATTGACAATTCACATTCATACACGCAGTAGTCACCCTTTTTAAGGTATTTTTCTGCTATTTCACATAGTTTTGTTGTGAATATCACAATGTCAACAAATACGGTTTTATCTTGGGATTTTTTTATTGCTAATGAATTTGTTAATACATTAGACCCGTCTGCACACTCTCTTTTTTCAAAATCTTTAACCAATCTTCCACCAAAAAAACATACGTTCATTACTCTATTACCTCATTCTTTAAATTATCAATCATTCGTTTGCAGATTGCACCCTGTTTATGCAATGTGTTTATAACTTCGGCCATTTTCCCGTAATTTTCGGGTGTGACATCCTTGGGTATTACATGTCGCTTTAGCCAATACATCAGGCAGTCTAAATTGTAAGTCAGTTTAAGCATTTCACTTAACACATAGGTTAATGTCTCATCTACGCTTGTTAACTTTGATATGGTGTTGTTTTGCCTTTCTTCAATTTCCTTGTATAAATCTTCTGCCATGTTTAAAAGCCTTTCTAAATCTAAATCTAATGTCCTGTGTGGGCAATATTTGCCTGACCAGTGTTGTGTGTATGCAACTTCCTTAACCTCCTTTCTAAATATGAAATAAGACAACAACGCTAATAAACGGGCGGCGTTCTGTTCATCCTTTTTCAAACCTTTCACCTCTCATTCTTTAAATTATCAATCATTCGTTTGCAGATTACAATTGCTCTTACGGTGTCATAATTCATAGACAAAACTTCGTCACCCTCTCCGACTATAACACCCTGTTTATACAATGTGTTTATAACTTCGGCCAATTCCCCGTAATTTTCGGGTGTGACATCCTTGGGTATTACATGTCGCTTTAGCCAATACATCGTTTTGTCTAAATTGTCGGTCAATGCGTGTATTTCGCTTAAGGCACAGGACAAACTCTCATCCAAACTTGCGAGTTTTGATATGATGTTGTTTTGCCTTTCTTCAATTTCCTTGTATAAATCTTCTGCCATGTTTAAAAACCTTTCTAAACCTAAATCTAATGTCCTGTGTGGGCAATATTTGCCTGACCAGTGTTGGTGTGTGTATGTAACTTCCTTAACCTCCTTTCTAAATATGAAATAAGATAACAGCGCTAATAAACGGGCGGCGTTCTGTTCAGCCTTTTCAAACCTTTCACCTCCAGACTTAGAATAACAAATTTCTATTGCTATTGTCCGCATATTACCATCGCCTTGACCGTCCCCCGCGTGCCATGCGGTTCTGTTTAATGGTAATATTTGAACAACTTCACAATCGTCAACCGCAAAGTGGAAGCTTCGTTCTTCACTTGGGTCGTTTTGCAAACATTTGGCCTCATTGATGGCTGGTGCGTCATTTGCAGTGTTGTGTATTGTTACACCTATAGGCTCCATATAATATGGTGACTTGAATTCATACATTTCTTCGGGTATCATGTGTTTGATATACTTCATTCAATCACAACCATCCTTCCACAATTTGATACATTCTTTTAAGGTCATAACACCATCACCTCTCAGTTTCTATAGCATTGTTGATGGATTCTGCCATATCGTTTATTACCTCTTTTAGTATTTCATTTTGTTTTTTCAATTCGGTTGTCACCTGTTTATTTTCATTCTCGCTCCGCAATTCGGACAATAATTTAAAATAGGTTCTTCCTCATAATAGTTAAAAAAATCAATTGTCATAGTAGAATCTTTAAGTGCCGTTTTACAGCAAGAACAACACCAACCTGCCCATTCGTCACCATCAACTATCCATTCCCATTTTCCGCAAGGTATTTTTCGATAACCTGCGTCCAATATATCCTGTGCTGTTTCTTCTTCATGATAACTCCCGTCATGTATAATATCTATTAGTTCTCTGTACTGTTCTTCTCTGGTCATTCTTTATCACCTAACTTTCTTCCACACATGGGACAATATTTATAATCAGGAAATATGTGGTCAAGACCATACTTCCAATCTTCGTCACAGCAATACTCACAGCCTTTTTCCCGTTCCTCTCGTTCTTGTAGGGCAGAAATGGCAAGTCGCTTTGATTCAAAGCAATCCTGTGGAACAGCAATACATTCATTTTCTGGGGCATAAAACCCCTTGCATGTATGACACTCTCGTTCGATATATTCAATCGCTTCTCTGTTAGTCATGATACGTTTCCTTTCATTATTCTAAATGTTCTTCAAGCGTGTTCGGATATCCGTTTTCGTAATATGCAACTTTTAATTCGTCTCTCACATCATTATTCACCTCTCGCCTAATCCTTTCTATAATTTCATCGCCGTGACCTCTTGACAACATTTGCCCCCATTCGGATAAAAACCATTTTTCAAGCCTATGTCCGCCACCACACTTTAATTCTATTTTATAATCATGTATGGCCTGTTCTAATATTGCTGCCTGTAACAATATTAGACCCTCATCATTGAAATGCGTTGTATTCATTGTAGTCCTTTATTTTCCAATTGACTGGCTTGATTCTAAGGCCACAAGCAAAGTTAGGATTTTGTTTTCCATAATTACCACCCTTATTCCCTTTCTTAAGTCCCTTTACTGTGATTATATTATAGCCGGTTGATGTGTCGTCGGTGTGTTGTCTGTGTAAATCGTTTGTAAACTGATTCCGTTAATTATTATGTCATATTTGATTTTGTCAAGTCTTTGTCGAACGAATTTAAAAAGTGTTCATTATTTGTCGGTAATGGTTTAGTGTGGTTGGCGTTAATTGTTCGTTCATAATTTGTGCAGGTTGTGTCTGTTTTTACCCCTTGTATTATATAATATTTGTGCATGTTGCATAAATTCACGTTTTGAATTTGGGGAAATGTAAACTTTTTATGAAAAATGTGTTTCTTAACTA